GCTTTGGTGATCCTGAACCGCTGGATTTCTTGAAAGAAACCCTTGATGATTTTGAAGGGGATATTATCACAAACCCACCCTATAAATACGCTTTGGAATTCGTTGAACAGGCGTTGAATAGTGTGCAGCCGGGAAGGAAAGTTGCAATGTTTTTGAAGCTGCAATTCCTTGAAGGGAAATCCCGCAAGCAATTCTTCCTACATAACCCGCCTAAAACCGTGTATGTGAGTTCTTCCCGGTTGATATGTGCTATGAATGGGGAATTTGCAAAATACCCTTCAAGTGCTGTTGCCTATGCGTGGTTTGTGTGGGAAAAAGGGTTCAAGGGCGATCCTATTATCAGATGGATAAATTGAAAGGTGGCAAAGATGAACAATCCATATTTTAACAGTGAAGGGTATGCTGATCCTACGGCTTACGCCGGAACAAAGAACATAATCAAAGAGGAAAGCGAAACCGAAAGGCGGGCTTCCGAATTGATAAAAGTATTGAAATTCATTATTCGTTTAGCGGGTTTTGAACTGATTGAACGGGTAAAAATCAAAGACACCAAAACAGGAAGGGAGTTTAGGTAATGAATAATTTTACCGAACAGGATAGAATTGAACAGTTCAAGGAAATAATGAAACCTTGTATGCCTAACCGATTCACAAAAGAATTCATTAACATTTTGAAAGAAAATAGCTTCTTCACAGCCCCGGCTTCCATTCACCACCACGGGGCATATTCGGGGGCGTTGTTCGATCATTCCCTTACTGTTACCAATTCATTGTTATATCTCACAAGGCAACTTGAATTAAAGTGGCAGCGTAAAGAAAGCCCCCTGATTGTGGGAATGTTTCACGATTTATGCAAGGTGGATAATTACCATAAAACCGAAAATGAAGCATGGGAATATAACAATGCAACCCTTCTTCCGGGGCATGGTGATAAATCGGTGATAATGCTGCAACAGTATATGCGGCTTACGGAAGAAGAAATGCTTTGTATCAGGTGGCACATGGGAGCATTTGACGATAAAGAGAATTGGAACAGCTACGGGCGGGCAGTAACCAATTTCCCGAATGTGCTTTATACGCATACCGCAGATATGATTGCAGCTCGCATTTTGGGCGTTTGAGAAAGGAAGGTGCAGACAATGAACAAATTTTATAATGGAATTATGGGGCTTGTGGTCGGTGATGCTTTGGGTGTTCCGGTGGAATTCAAAAAGCGTGATACATTCACCATTACAGATATGACGGGGTACGGAACATACAATCAGCCGCCCGGTACATGGTCGGATGATAGCAGCCTGACACTTGCAACCCTTGATAGTATGATAAAATTGGGGAAGGTTGATCCGGCTGATATTATGCAGAACTTTTTCCATTGGCTGAATGATGGAATGTTTACACCTTACGGGAAAGTGTTTGATGTAGGCGGTGGAACAAGGCGGGCAATCGCCCGTTATGCCAACGGAAAGGATGCTGCAAAGTGCGGCGGTAAAACCCGCATGGATAACGGGAACGGGGCTTTGATGCGTATTCTTCCGGTTGCAATGTTGCCTGACTACCCGGAAAAAGAAGCTGAACTTTTGAGCGTTGCACACCTGACACACGCACACTTCATTTCAGATTTCGCTTGCCGCATATATGCAGCGGTGGTTGAAAATCTGATGAAGGGCATGAAGAAGGAAGAAGCGGTTTTCAGTGGAATTGAAAAGTTCAAAGGACAAATTGAAACCGTTTCAATGCTTTTTGAATTTAGCAAGCTGATTGATCTTGAATGGCTGGAACGAACCTTTGTGAAAAGTTCCGGCTATGTGGTTGATACGCTGGAAGCCGCCCTTTGGTGTTTCCCGAATACCAACACATACCGGGATTGCGTTCTTACCGCCGTGAATTTGGGTGAAGATACTGATACCGTTGCGGCGGTTGCTGGCGGGCTTGCCGGGATATATTATGGTTGCGGTGGTGAAAGCGGTGTTCCTGATGAATGGATTGCACAAATTCCCCGCCGTGATTGGATAAAGGGCTTGTGTGCAGAGCTGATTTTTGAAAATTAACTTTCAAAATATGCAGGGGGTTCAAGTTGCGGTTCAAGATTGGTTCAAGTTGTAGTTGTGGGAACTTGAACCGCCTGAAAGCCTTGTATAATGCGGGTTTTTCGCTTTACGGTTCAAGTAGTTCAAGTTATTTTTGAGTTCTTAAAAAAGATAGAATTTATACTATCAACGATTTGCAATGTTTCTCTAAAAATAAATATAAAGAAAATAGCAAGTTGAACTTGAACCCTTGAACCGCTGATTTTTGAAAACCCCCGAAAAATAAAGATTTTGAAGCGGTTCAAGTTATCGGTTCAAGATGAAGAAAGGAAGATTGCTATGAAGGCAAAAGAATATTTGCAGCAGTTACAGCGGTTAGATACCGTGATAAATCAGAAAATCAAGGAATTAGGCGATTTGCGTTTGAAATCGAAAAGCACCGGGGCAATAGATTATTCAAAAGAGCGTGTGCAAACAAGCCCTTCCGGGGATGCCCCATTTGTGAAGCTGATCGGGCGAATTGTTGACCTTGAAGAAGAAATCAATGCTGAAATTGATCGGTATGTTGACGAGAAGCACAAGATAATCAATCAGATTCAGGCATTGAAGAACCCGGATTACATTGCCCTTCTGTTCAAGCGGTATGTTGAGTTTAAGAAGTTTGAAGTTATCGCCGTTGAAATGAACTTTACATATCAGTATGTTCTTAATATGCACGGCTACGCACTGAAAGCCTTTGAACAAGTTATAAAAAGTGAGGAAAAATGATGTGTTTCATATATCTTGTTATATAGGGGGCGTGATATAATGTATAGTGAAAAATCAGCAAGGGGAAACCTTGTTGATTTTTTATTTTCCCGGTGGGGTACTCATAGCCGATTTCGGGCATAGTCGGTGAACTCCTACTCACCGGGAAAATTTTTTATAGAAAGTTCGTGCTTTAGTCGAACCTGAAAAAAGCGGTTCGCCCTACCGTAACAGGGCATAGGATGTTTGAAATTAACCTGACTGAAAGGGGGTTGCTGTTTATGAACGCAAAACAAAGGAAATTTGCTGATGAATACTTGATTGATTGTAACGCTACACAGGCGGCAATCCGGGCGGGGTACAATGAGAAAACCGCATACAGTCAAGGACAGCGAATGTTGAAAAATGTTGAAGTCAAAGCCTATATTGATGAACAGCTTGAACGGCTGCATAACGAGAAAACCGCCGATGCACAGGAAGTTCTTGAATACCTTACCGCTGTTATGCGGGGGCAGCACCGGGAACAGACTTTGCAGCTTGTCGGTGATGGTGTGCAGACAATCACAGATATTGATGTTTCTGCAAGGGAACGCTTGAAGGCGGCTGAACTGATCGGCAAGCGGTACGGAATGTTCAAAGATAATCTTGATGTAGGGGGTTCAATCCCGGTTGTAATTTCCGGGGGTGATGAACTTGAAGATTAAACAGGCAAAGCAGATTTTCCTTCCTGATTATGTCGGCAAAGGCTACGGTACATTTTGGCGGTGGCGTGGGCGTTATCGTGTTTGCAAGGGAAGCCGTGCAAGCAAGAAATCCAAAACAACCGCCCTTTGGTATATCGTGAACCTGATGAAATACCCGGATGCAAACTTGCTTGTTGTCCGAAAGGTTTTCCGAACCCTGAAAGATAGCTGCTTTACAGAATTGAAGTGGGCTATCAATCGTTTAGGGGTTGCTGAATTTTGGGAGATCAAGGAAAGCCCGCTTGAAATGACCTATCTTCCAACAGGGCAGAAAATATATTTCCGGGGGCTTGATGATCCGCTGAAAGTAACTTCAATAACCGTTGAACACGGCTATTTGTGTTGGATGTGGATTGAAGAAGCGTATGAAATCGGCAATGAAGATGATTTCAATATGCTTGATGAATCAATCCGTGGTGCAATTCCGGCTGAAACAGGGCTGTTCAAGCAAATAACCCTGACCTTTAACCCGTGGAACGAACACCATTGGATCAAAGCCCGCTTCTTTGATAACCCGGATGATGAAACCCTTGCAATGACTACCAACTATATGTGTAATGAATGGCTGGATGAAGC